ATGGCAGAGGATATTAAAATGAACGTCTTCCCGCAAGTTACAAATGCGGAATATATATATGGTGAACTCGTAGATGGAAGTCAAGTAAAGATAAATAAGAACGAATTAGCTTGTTTAATAGGTGCTGTAATTTACAGTAGTTCGATTTCAGATTTGGATAAAATAGAGACAAGTGGAATATATTCTATTGGCGATAAATGCGAAAACGTTCCATCCGAATCAGGACAAACACAAGGTTGTATCCTTTTCCATTTACATTGGGATATAAATTGTTCCAAACAACTCTATTTCACATATAATGGTGCTGTTTTTTATCGTTTCAAAACTCGTTTTTGGTCTGACTGGAAACAAATATCTTTTACTTAAACTGTTATAAATATTAGGAACCGTTTTTCTATTTCATTTCTTCTGCCCCTAAAATGTACAAGATATGGGTAAAGATATAAAAATCAATGAAGCGCAACAAGTGAAGGATGCTGCATACGTAACAGTGGTATTAACAGATGGGAGTCTTGGGAAAATCGCCAAAAATGATTTGATAGAATTATTCAAAACATCAATAGGCTTCAATACAGTTTTACAAGACAAAGGTGAAGCTAAAGATGATTTGAACACGTACAAAAGTACTGGGTATTATGATATAAATTATGTTTCTAACAAAAATGCCAACTTTCCGCCTTATATCAATTATGGCGGATTAATAGTAATATCGTGTAATCAAGGCCGATGGGTATTACAAATAGCTTATAGCGTTCAAGACAATCAGATACGAACGCGAAGCTGTAATGATTTGGGAGCTTGGCAAGATTGGCATGAGCGCTAACTTTTATCTAATATATCTTCTGCCCCTAAAATGTACAAAGTATGGCAGAAGATATTAAGGAAAACGAAATGCAGAATGGTAGTCCCACTCTTTTAAGAGGATTGGATGCTGAAGGAAATAGTGTTGTTATACCTACAAGGGATTTAGCAGGCCTGATAATGTCTCCATATAAAATAGTTTCAGACATTATACATGTACCGGCTGATAAATGTTTGAAAATCGGCTCTTTCAGTTTGGATGAATTAGGGTATGGTTTTTCCACAATAAATTTATCTGTGCATGAATATAACTATGGTGGTTGGGGGTATAGACAGGCATCATATTTATTCAATATTGCCAACGAGAGTGCTGACAATACTCTTCATGGGACTTTATATGGATGTAAAACAATGTTTTCCGAAGCATATATAAAACGGCTAAGAAGTGCATTTGATAGAGATGGAATATTCCGTGATTTATACCTTGATTTTAATATGGAATGCTTCGTGTCAATAGATGCCAAGGTGATTCACTGGGTGAATATAGAAATATCCGATGAGTTGAATGCAGGGACTGTTAAAAATATATCGCATGGGACAATTCAATATCTCAACCAGTAAGGATTTTGTACCCAATTATTTATAACTCCTATATTCTTATACTGTATCATTTGCCCCTAAAATGTATTAGGTATGGTAGAGGATATTAAAATGAACGCATTTCAAGAAGTAGAGGATTATGAATATATTTATGTAGAATTGGCAGATGGCAGCCAAGCAAAGATAAAAAAGAGCGTTCTTGCAAATTTAATAAGGACAGAAATTAAAGAATCATTCCTACAGAATAATACAGAAATTATTGACGATTGCAATAGTCTTGGCACTTATGAGAATAATGGTCTATATTGGATAAATGAAGATACTAAAAATGCTCCACCGCTTACTGATTATAAATTAGCTTTCTTATTTAAATTAACCTCACCTGGTTTTTATTATCAGCTATGCGTCGAACCATATACTAACAACCGTTGGTATAGATGGTTCAGTAATTATTGGAGTGACTGGAAGAAAATATAAATTACCAATTGTATTGATTGAAAAGGTTCCTCACGTCTTAACCATATTCTTTGCCCCTAAAATGTATAAGATATGGGTGAAGATATAAAAATCAATGAAGTTCAACAAGTAAATGATGCTGCATACATAACAGTGTTACTGGAAGATGGTAGTTTAGGTAAAATTCCACGGAACGATTTAATTGAACTGATAAGAGAAAATATGCCGGAATCAAATTCGGAACAGAAAGGACTGGCTTCTCCGGTAACTCCCAAACATTATAATTATTATCAAGTCGATTGTAAGCTATCTGACCTTACTCAAAACGGCTATTACTATATTGATGACAAAATTTATCGTAAGGATGCTCCTGAAGGTTTGACTAATTATAATCTTGTAGTCTTTAATAATGGTTTTGTTATCCAATTATTGCATGATTGGCATCACTGTTATTTTATCAGAGATTGTTGGGGAGAATGGAGCGAATGGAGACAAATTTCTTTATCATAAAGTTTGTTTAGCCCCTACTACCCTTGACAGACCATATTCTTTGCCCCTAAAATATATTAGGTATGGGTGAAGATATAAAAATTAATGAAGTTCAACAAGCAAATGATGCTGCATATATAACAGTGATATTGGAAGATGGAACTCTTGGAAAAATAGCCAAAGCAGACTTGGTGGACCTAATAAGAATAAATATGCCCACGGCTACTCATGAGTATAAAGGCCTTATGGACACCTCTGATTTAAAAAACCTTTCCGGACTTATATCTGACAACGATAATGTAAATGCTGATAATCTGCCTAATGGTTTTTGCCGTTATCATTAGGAAAATTACAAAGAATACAATTATCCAGCTGTATATGGCTGTATTCTTACAATAATCACCGATTCTGTGGGATTTCAAATGTGCGCTGAAGCATGGCCACAAAATTTGTATATCAGACAACTTTGGGACTTTTGGAGTGATTGGAAGAAAATATCTTTTACATCTTAATGGAAATACTGGCATACAATGAGGATTTTGCAGTTTCCTCATTGTATGTTCATCTTATTGAAGTTCTGTAAAATCTCCGGTAACATCCATTATCTGTGATGTATCTTCATGATAACCGGTCAGAGCAATATACGCAGAACCATACTGATTCACCAGTATATCAATAGCCAAATAAACGTCCCCTTTATAACTTATCTGCCTTAAATTAGAGAAACATCCGCATTCAGAATGAGCGACATCACTTTGGAGTGTACCAGCAGGCGCATAATGAACCTTGCACCAGCCGGGTAAGCAATGGTTATTCGAGTAAAATGGAATAGTAAAAATCTCAAAGAAATTAAAATGGGACGTGTTATAGTCTCCTATCTTTAATAACGTTATGGTCTTAATTTCATTGCCTCCAGTTGGTTTATGGACAGATACAATGGACTTAGGCAGTGAATAATACACTCCTCTGTCGTACTTTTGTTCTCCCGGTAGTGCATCGGTCACTTCTTCCATTGTTGGTGTTATGCTGTTCCCATCTGCATCTATGCCTCTCAATCTGGCTGGTTTTCCATTCTGCATTTCATTTTCCTTAATATCCTCTGCCATATCTTGTACATTTTAGGGGCGTCATTTCTACTACAAAAATCAGCCCAATTTAACAATTAACTATTATCTCGTTTTTGTAAATTAAAAATCATATTTTTCCGTAGTATCTCGCGAATTCAAAAGGTCTCCTAACATCCAGATAACGGTCTATCTCTTCATTGGATTTTGCCTCCATCTCGAACGCTGAATTTCCATACGATATTTTATTCCCATCCGCTCCATGTATACCTTTGAAAGAATGGTAAACACGAGAAACGGCATATTCCAGTCCATATTGCAAATAGAACCACAACGGACACAACAAATACATCCATACGTTGAACCCGGTAACGGACATGACAAGCGTCAACAGAACCATCGAAGCAATCATGCATTCCTCCCACTGTCTTACATGAATAGCTTCATGGTTAAGAACGCGTGTTTTCATTTCCGCCTTGCTTTTCTTGGTAAAGACGAAACAGCCTAAAGTAATGGTGCTGTAGCCCTGCCACAACATCCACTTTGCTAATTTACTTTTATAAAATACTCTCATAGCATTTATTTATTAGGATAAGATTTAGTTACCACATTATTTTTTAAAAAGCTTATTCCATTTGTATTTATCATGACATCATAAAAGTCATTGCCATCATTCTCTGATACATTTATTAGCTGAGGTCTTATTAAAACAGTATATCTTGGATTTCCGGAAACATACTCGATTAATTTCATACGGGGATATGTACTACCACCTTCACCGATGAAATCTATAGTTCCCGCCAACAGATTATCGGAGCCGTACATTCTAAGACTGTTCGTAGCTGAATCAATCACAATACGCTTTCCGTTCATAGAGGTGGATACCTTGCCGGTTATTTCTATGTCCCCGTTTTCTTTAATAACAAAGGAGTTATTGGGCGACTTGATATTTTTAAAAGTACCGCCTGTCGCATTGACTTCTCCGGTTATTTCCGCATTTTCTGCATGTACTTTTCCGTCTTCAGTAACCCGGAAGGGGGCATCATCAGGAGTAGAACTACCTGCCCACATCCGTATCTTTTCACCGGATTGGGAACCGCTAAGGCCGGCAGTCACCGTCCCGTCATCCTTTCTAATACGAAGTTCGTTCCCCTGCATGAATTCTATCATCGCATTTTTAGCAACAATAAGCGATGTGAATATGGCTGCCGTATTAAGTCCGAACTCTTCCCAATACGTACTGTTTCCCGGCGCATTTCCCCCGCTACTTATATGCGTCACCCGGCACTTGTATGCCCGCCAACCAGTCTCCGTACCGTTATCCCTGACCAGTGCCACATCGACGTACCGTGTACCGCCAGCCAGTGACTCATCGTTACGCCACTCTACTCCGGACACCCATTCGGCCTTGCGGAGTATACATCCCTGCAGGCCGTTCTCCCCGTTTTCCACCACCATGTCGTACTCTTCGGAGTTGTACTCGCCGGTCAGTATGTAGCCATAGGTCTTTCCACCGTCCTGCGTCTGGAGTATACGTCTTCCGTCCTTGGTGGTAACCGTCCACATGGGTGGATTTGACGTTCCGTTTCTAACCTTGCATAAAAACACCTTTCCACCCATTTTCACCAGTCCAAGGTAAGGTGTCTTAAGGCCGGTATGCCATTTTCCGTGGTTACTGACCGAAATGCCATCCTGTCCCGGTGCTCCGTCCACGCCGTCCCTGCCCGGTGCACCATCCGTTCCGTCCTTACCAGGAGCACCGTCCTGACCGTCCCTTCCCGGAGCGCCATCCTGACCGTTCTTGCCATCAGTTCCGTCCGTTCCCGGTTTCACTTGTAGCAACCAGTCCGAATTTCCTTCTGCAGGTTCAGATGCACTGCCGCTCTCGCTTACACACAGCCAAATGCCGCCATCATGGGAAACCCGGTCATAAAAGGCATAATTTTCACCGGATGCCCACTCTCCACGGTCATTGGCCGTATATACCGGCGTACCGTCAGGTTTCAGCTGCCGTACCGTACCGGTAAAGTACACGCTGTTCAGATACATGGAGTATCCCGTCATATCCAGACCGTGTACGTTCAGGTTTGAGAGGTCGCCCGACTGCATTGCGATGTTGGCGGCCGATATTTCCCAGGTATTCTGGTTACGGAGCATGCGGCTGTAGGTGCGTGTCTCATATACGGATGTCTGACGGTCGGGGTTGGTGAAATTGCCATAACATGAGAAATGCATGTACTTCTGCGGATGCAGCGTTGTTCCCGGACGCAGGGAATAACGGAATGTGCCGTTATCCTCACCTGAGACTCCGGTAATACGGAAGTATGCCGTTCCGAAACCGGCAAAACGGAAATTGCCCTTACTATCGTCCGAATCCTCGGTGGCATTCATCGTCTCATCCTCGAAATGGATGATTCCCATGCTTATATCGTCCGCCGCAACAGCTCCCATTTCCCCGGCTTCCAGCTTGAGATGCACGGTGCCGGTGGAAAGCGGATTTCCCTCATTGTCCGTATCCGCCACCACACTCTCCACAATGCCGACACCCGGCGTGCGCCATTTGATGCCAGCATACACTTCCACACGGTTACGTCTGAGTTCCGGTACCTCAAGCCATTCCCAAAGCCGCAAGCCCCGCATTTCACCGTTGCCGTTCTCATCTATCTTGGCGCCAAATCCGGCCAGTCCGGAAGCGAACCCTTCCTTACCGAATACTGCGCCTGCCAGAAAGGAAACAAGAAAGGAGGTCCTATCCGGACCGATCTTGCTGATGGCACGCCGGGTTATCTCCTTTATCGCCCGTAAGGCTGAAAACACGTTGTATTCGCTGGCCTCACGGTTGTCCCATGATTTAAGCACCTCGATAACCGAGCGGTCCAGCAGCCCGCCGACAACGTACTGCAATCCGTTCAGGTTACTTTCCAGGCTGCGTTTCCAGCCCTTGCCGACTCGGTTCGTGCATTCAACGGCCGCCATGGAAAGGTTTTCCAGCTTGCGTGTAACCTTTGTCATGCGTGTATCCCGGTAACCGCTGCCGGGGAAATACTCTTCGCTGAGCAGCCTTACCGACTGTCCCAGCCGCAGAGGGACGGAGTGCTTCTCAATATAGGTGTAATCGGTATCGCCGCCGTACTTGGTGGTGTCTTCGCTGTATGACGAGAGAAAGTCATCAACGGCCGCCTTGTAATCCTGCTCGGCCTGTTTTTCGTAAGCTTCGGGCATACGGAAATTCCAGGGGATATATTTGTCACCAGCATGCGGTATAAGGTTTCCCCCGGGCAATTGCGTATCTTCATCCGGGTAGGTATTGATGATTTCCCATTCCTTGCTTTCCGAATGATAGTTTGCCTCGAAATCACGCCCGTTCAGCTCACCGCTCTGGAAAGACAATTGTTTGACAAGTCCCGCAATCTCATAATCACATGGGTCAAACTCCATACCTTCGTCCTTGAAATAATAGACTGTAAAGGGTTTGCCGTCATTCCCGGTCCTTTCCTGTGAACGTACGGAGGACACAGTTCCCGTATAATGAGGAAAGATACCCGCAAAGGCATCCTCTTCCACATGTTCATACAGTCCGTAGTCCGTATTTCTGTCCACATACTTGGCGCGATCGGGCAGTTGCAGACGGGAGAAACCGTAGCGGCTTCGGTCTATATTCCTGGTACTTCCCAGCGGAATAAGCCGGGTGAAGAATTTTACGTCATCGCTATTCTCCGTTTGTGTAAGTGAGGCAAGGCCCTGCATGTATCCCAGTTCCACACGTTCCCCGCGCTCACAACGGCACAGGTTGATATAGAAGCCGTCCGACCACCATTCGGTCGAAAAGGTCTCGGCCATGGATGCCAGTGCGTCCCAGCAGGTGGTATTGTTATACTCTATATTTCCGTCCGGTGCATCTATCACGTCACCGATACGCCAGCGTTCCTCACCGTAAATACGGTTCATGTTGTCCACCCATTTCTGCAGGTGCTCCCGGGGACTGCCGTCAAGGCTGAACTGCGGCTCATACTGACCGTCAGTCAGGTGGAGGTATATCACTTGCTGGGCGTCATGTATGGGAGCATAGAATTTCACGGAATAGCGGTATTCCTGGCTGTTCTTTTTCCTGGGCTTGTACTCTTTCTTCACACTGAACCTCACACCCTCCAGTGTTATGTAGTCATTCACCTGCAGTGGCACACAGGCCGGAACCGTAAAGGAGAGCGAGAGCGCATTCTCACTCATCAACTCAAGGTTCCATGTTGAGGACGAAGTGACCGGGACCGTCAGCTTCAGTCCGCCGGATTGATTATAGATTTTGAGTTCCATTCGAGCAGTCTTTAAACATCATTTAAAAGGGTTCCGGTTTCGGTTCCCTGAACTTCATTTTCCATCTGGCTACGGTACTTCCGTCAAAAGCATCGGTCAGGATATCGGCCGGTGTGGCGGACTTGTAGTAAAGCCTGTATTCTATGGATATCCCTTTTACCCGGAGGGTTACCCAGCCTTGTATGAGCGCCTGCATCAGGGCAAGCCGCCTTGCCTCACATCCGGAAAGTGAAGGGGCGTATACAGCCAGATACAGTGTAAGGTCGCGGGGCTTGCAGCGTGGAAGCGGGAGCTGCTGCGGCAATTCCTCACCGTTACGCTCCCTGAAATCCACAGCCGTATATTCCTTCATCTCGGGCGGTTTGAGCAGTTCGGTCACGTTCGTACTGTCTTCCGGCCTGTCCTCGCAGAGGAAGGCCGAATACTCCGTCCAGGCATCCTTGCCGTTAATCACCATATATCCTGTCAGGTCGTACATCATGACACTTCTATTCCATTGTTTCTAAAATATTCCATAATCTCGTTGATACTTTCCAGATACCGGCAGTAGGCTGTATTCTCAGTAATGCTGACGAGCAGGTCGTGGTCTTCCTTCCTTGATTTGGCGAGCTCTTCCAGAAGTTTGTGCATGCCGCTGGCATGATCCTGCAAGGAAGTAAACAGCCCTTCCAGAAGTGTGCCCTGTTCCTGTGTCATGGCAGTGAAGGCTCCGCTGCGTCCGGACTGTGAGCTTGCCGGATCACCCTTCCAGCCGAATATCTCCTTCATCGCGTCACGTTCAGCCAGCGCATCATTCACTATCGAATCCCAGGAATCCTTCAGCATGTCATGTTCCGTCTGGCTCAGCACGCCCGCGGCTTCGGTGGTAACTTTATACCTATTACGTCCGCGTCTGCCCTGGCCCGTCCGCCATTCCGTCTTCTCCTCCATGGCTTCGGCGAACGAGTCATACCACTTCCTAAGGCGTTCATTGTAGCTTTCCGAAAGCATGCTGTTCAGCATGGCCCTCTGCATGTACTTCTCGAAGTTGTCGGCAAAGTCCGCCGTACTGCTGTCCATATCCATGAGCATGTCCAGAAAGCTGCTGCGCACGCTCTCGAAGGAGATGCCCGTCATGGCTTCCTTGCGCGTCTCCTGCACCTCCTGCCATGCCTCCTCGCTCTCGATGACCTGTTCCAGATATTTGCGTGTATCCTCATGCAGTTCGCTCCAGAAGCCGGTGGCTTCATCACGCAGCTTTACCAGCTTTTCGTAACTCAGGTCAAAGAGGCCGGTCATGCGGCCGTCGGATACCTTGTAAAAGTCATTTCCCAATACCTGGCGCGCCTGGTCCCAGGCTGTGGAGGATATGCTTTCCCTCTGTTTCGTTCCATGGGAAGCTTTGGAACCGATGCCGAGAAACCCCTTGCTCGCCCCGGCATTCAGGTAAGCCTTTCCCATTTCGCGGGCATATTCTCCCTGTTGTTGCAGGAGCTCGCCGGCTTTCTTGTAGGAATTATTGGCATTCGCCAGCGTATCGGTCTCCATGGATGCCACCAGTTCCTTTTGTTTGGCGATGACTTTGTCAAGCACCGCCATATAGCTTTCATAACGCTCCTTTGCCTGCTGGTAACGTCTTTCGGAACGCTGGCCGCCCCAATCCGTACCGAAAAGGCTGCCCAATGTCTTGACAAAACCACCGGCTGTATTCACCACGCCGCTTATCATGCCGCCGATGTCACCCGAAAGCATGGAGTTCGCAAATTGGCTGATACCTTCCGACATGGTATTGAAACCCTCTATCACCCGCTTGGCATTCTCGTCCACCGACACTCCGAACCCTTCCAGCATACTGACGACATCATCGGCCGCCTGTGTGTAGGATGACATTTCGCCCGCAACCCCCTGCAGGCTCTGAGCCATTGCCGTACGTTTCCTGCGGCGGTTTTCCTGGGCCTCAGTCAGTTTCTTCTCCGCCTGTTCCTGTGTCAGCAGTCCGGTGACGAGCTTGCCCGTCTCATCCCTGTACAGACCGGTGATAACCTTTCCGCCCGCCATGACGGTGTTCAGATCCTCCTGCGCCTTTTGGACAGTTTCCTGGGCCTTGGCGTATTCATCCATAGACCGTTTCAGTTCCCGGAAGGGCTTGCGGTCGGCAAGCTTCAGGTCAATATTCGTCAGTGCGTCCTGCAGCTGCTTCAAGTCCGAGGGGCGTAATTCTTTGGCCGCCCCGCTGATGTATTCCTTCAGCTTGTCGCGAAGTGCGGAGAGCGACTCCGTACTTTGAGTGTCCAGATTGCCGAATACGTCGGCGAGGTTGACGGTCTTCTTGAACTCCCCGAAATCAAGCTCTTTCAGTTCGTCCTCGCGCCGTCTTTTCAGCATGGCCTTTTCACCTTCGGTTTCGGCTGCGGCAATCTTCAGGGCATAATCCTGTGTGATTGCCAGCCGTTTCTCCTGGTAGCTGCCGTACTCCCTGTTGTAGTCTATCCACGCCTGCCGGTCCTTTTCCCGGAACTGCTTCTCCTCGTCGTAGACATCCTGCATATACTGCACGCCGGCAACCACACGCTGTGAGGAAGCGTCCTGCCTTATCCGGTCAGCCTCCCCGGGGGCTATCGGATTGCCGGCCTTTTTCGATTTCTCCAGCCTGGAGAGCAGCTCCCGTTCTTCCTTGTCGATGGCGGCAAGCGTCTGCTCGTATTCCTGACGGAGCAGTGCCTTGCGTTTGGCGCTGCCTTCCGCCATCAGGGCGATACGGGCATCCTCCAGCTTACGTTGTGCACGCAGGCGGGCATCGGAAAGAGCATCCTGATAGTCGGAAGCATTCCTGCCACCGTCCTTGTTTTTCTTTCCCGTAATGGTTTCCAGCTTTTTCTCCTCGGCTTCTATTACTTTCATGGCCGCCTCATAATCCTCCTTGTTTGTGAGTTTCTTCAGCGCCTTGCGTTTCTCCGCTATGCTGTTTTCCAATTCTTCCACCGAACCGGAAACTACGGTATTGATATTTGTTCCCTCCTTGATACGGGCGGCTTTATCCTGAAACTCTTCCGCACGTTTGAGGGCATCCTCTTCCGCATCATAGATGTCCTTGAGCTTTTTGTTGTAAGCTACGGAAGCAGGGTCGCTACCGAACTGGTTGGTGGAACCTCCGCCGAAGAACTTGTGGATTTTACCGCCGGCACCGAACCATGGACGGTGGGATTCCGCACCTTCCGCTTTCAGCTTGTCGGCCTTATCGCTCTCCTCTACGGCCTTGTCAAGCCATTTCCGGGCCTTCTGTTCTAGTACGAGCACCTCGATATAGTCGGAACTCTTTTTCATAAGCGTATCGTACCATTCGCTCAATGTCTGGTAGTAGCCGAACGTTTCGCCGTATGTACGGTTGAGTTCGGTTACCTTTTTGCGTTCCTCCTCCTTGCTTCCCTTGAACTCCTTTACGGACTTGATTACCCTGTCCATCTCAAACCGGCTTTTCACGAATGTGGCATTCGCCTCTTTTTCCACCTCATAGGTTTCCCGCATGGATTCACGCAGTTCATCCATAGCGTTTTTCCCGCCAAAGAGCCCCTTTATCCATTCTCCTATTTCTTTACCGTATACCACCGTCAGCGTAATAAGCGCGGCCAGTGCCGTTTGCGGGGAGAACAGCGAAGCTGCCACCTGTTTCCATACCGGGGTCGCCTTCTTTCCTGCGGCCGTCATGAGCTCGTATTCCTTGCGAGCATTGCTCACGGCGTCCGTAAACATCGGGATGTTGTTGGATATGGCCAGGAAGAACATCTGCGGCCCCATGGCCAGCGAGGGAAGCTCCCGGGCGATCTGTGCCATGGTCATTCTGACCTGGTTCAGCTTCGGTGCCGGGTCATGCGCCACAAGGGGCGTCTCGCCGGCCTGTCTCTTGGCGGCCTCGTATGCCTTTATCTCATCCTTCAGGCCGCCGATGACACCTTTGAGCGCCTGTATGTCGGCGAGTTCCCTGTCACCGGCAAGGCCCTGCTTCTGCAGCTGCCTGTACTGTCTCTCCAGCTGCTTGAGCTCGCCCTGCAGACGTTCGACCATCTGCCTGTTGAAGCTCTCCAGGGCGGCTATGTTGCCCTCGGCCGACTTCATGCCGGCAAGCGTCCTGTCATCCAGAAATATTTCAAGCTTGATAGGCTGCATTTCTTATAGCGGTTTATTATGTGACAAACAGTTTTCATTCCTCTTCCTCCATGCTCCTGAAGAACTCCAGGGGCGACATGTTTTCCGGGGTACCGCCGCTGCGGGCGGACATCTCCCGGGAAAGTTCGGCGGGCGTCTTTCTGCGTGCGGGAATATGCCTGGGACAGTCCCGCCACATCAGCATGAGCGTCGGATAGTTCACCCCGTGCAGGATATACCTTATGCTCCAGCCCGTATCGCGGGCTATCTGTCCTATCAGTCCGAACGGGCTATGTGAAGGCTCCATATAGCCCTTTAACTCCCGTTCTATCCTTTTCCGTGGCTCAGCAGGGGCGACATCGGGTTGATTGTCTCCGCCAATCTGATAATATTTCCGAAAGGGACAGTACCAAACATGCGCACGACTATTATCCAGGCTTCCTCAAGGGCGGCCGGGTGCATCCAGTGCCGGAGCATCCAGGCTACGGGGCGGTTCAGCAACGGGGAGAGGATACGCCCCCGGACGATACCGCAGGCCACCATGCGGCTCACGCCCACCCCGTGGCGGGTGATGAACTCCACTTTCTGCTCGAAGTCATATTCCTTCACCTCGTCATACCGGACTCCCAGTTTCAGGTACATCCGGCCGATATTCAGCAGGCTCGCATAAGTGGGGACACGCATCACCCAACGGATATGCCTTCCGCCGGGAAGGCGCAAGGGAAGCGAGATGCCCCCGTCCTGCATTACCCTTTCCGAGAGGATTTCCATTTCAAGGCGCTCCATACGCGTCAGGCTTCTTCAGACGGTTTCGGTTTGCCGGTTTCAGGATCGATGCCGGGGGCGAATATCTTCATCCGCTTGCCGTTCTCATCCTTCATAACCTCGATGTTGAGCTGGACGGAGAGTACGCCCTGGGAGTTCACGCCGCCGCCGAAGTCATTGCCGGTGACTTTCGCCTTGTAAAGGCGGATGGTATGGCCGCTGTCACAGACAATATCCATGACACCCGTCTTCTCCCATTTCTCGGGCGGCTCCCAGTTGCCCTGGTCATCCTTGCTCCCTCCGATTGTATTCACAAGGTTTTCAGCCGACATGTCAATCAGGTTGCCCGTAAAGGCCTTCTTTCCCGGATTGCTCGTGATTGTCGCCACAGGGCCGTCCTTTACCTGGGCGGCGTAGATGTCCACCTGGGTAGCGGCGGTACCCGCAGGGGTGACTCCCTGTTCGTCGAACCAGCCGATTTCAAGGCCGCAGAATTTGACCTGCGACATTCCGAATATTAATTTATCCATGTTTATTCCAAGTTTAAGGGTTAATAAATCGCCGTCTGAGTATTCCCAGCAGAAGGGCGGCGACGGCCGTACGCCCGATCCATATCTGGAACCACTGGAAGCCGGTAGGTTCATGTACCGTTTCAGGTGGTGGTTTCTCCTTCTCCCTGAAAAGCTCGTTACGGATGCGTATGTTCTCTTCGGTAAGGATGAGTATCTGCCGGGCCAGGCTGTCGCAGGCAGCCGTCACTTCCAGGCTGTCTTCCGATATGCGGGTGACATTCACCGTAGCCTGCCCGCTGCGGCGGCTAAAGCCTGTGCCCACCGGAATCAGTTCCAGCATATCCGTCGGGAATTTCGTCTTCGCCATGCTGGGCGGAACAGGCTGCTGCAGGAGAGCGAACCCGCTTCTGCCCGAGAGGCTGTCTTTTTGGCTGTGCTCGTTCCGCACCAATGGCTCCGGACTTCTGCAGCTCGCCACGGATAGGGCAGTCAGCATAATGCCGGCAAGTAGAAGCCCTCTGAATGGTACGGTTAAGTTCCCGCACTGCCTTGTAGAGTTTAATATTCTCATTCTGTAAGTCTATTAATGTTCCTGACAGGTTGTCGTACATTTCCTTATAGGCGTCGTTCCGCTCCTTGGCGGCGAGTACCTTGTTGTTCTCCCGATGTCTCAGCCATGCCCAGAGGGAACCGGCAATGCCGCTCGGCACAAGCCATTGGAGAATCTGCATTATCAGGTCTGAATTCATGGCTGGAAATCATTAAGGGTTATCAATCATCAGAGCAGTTCCCATCCCGCTTCCACGTCCGCCGTTACTGCCGGCACTCCGTTTTCCACCTGTGAGATGGCGGCGGCAAAAGCGCACATGGTTACCCGGTCGTTCACATCGGGCACATACGTGTTCGGAACCTGCATCTCCCGGCACACCCGGCTGATATAGCCGGAAGTGTTGTTTTCCACAGGAGGCGCCCAGCGGTTGATGAAGTCCGCTATCGTACGGCAGCCGTTGTTACGGCGGTAGTTCTGTAGTAACTTTATCAGGGCACGATAACCGTAGGCCATCGTACGGAACTGGCAGAAAGACCTGTCACGCGAGGGGCGGATTTCCCCCTGCCACACAGTACGTGACAGGCGGATGTTACCCGGATTATTGTTGCGTAAACCTCGTGCTGCCATCATTCTCCGATTTCTGAGGTTCCGATACTGATGTAAGCATTTCCGTCATACATCAACGTAGTCACTTTGCTTGCCGCACAGGCAACCTTGCCGATGGTCTGGGCATTGGTGCTGGCATTCCTGACGATGAGCAACGAACCGGCCTGCACCCGGGTGTCCAGTTCAAAAGTGGTTGCTGCGGTTTCGGCGGCAATATCCACTATTTGCGGATTGCAGTCGTGCACCAGCGACTTACCTTCAGTTTTACGGGTTACAGCGACCGGGAACGGTATCTGTACACAGCGGTCACCTTCTTCTGTATAGGGGGCGAAGAAGTCAAAGCTTCTCCGCGATTTCATATTGATATAGCTCATTGTTCTTTAATTTTTAGGGTTAGGATTTCTTGGTGGTAAACATGGCACCCAGATACTTGCCTGTAATAGGCAATGCGATGCCGCGCATATTGAAGCCCAGGACATCACCACGGTATTCCGGATCATTCAGGCGGTAGTACATGTCCTCCATGCTCTTGGCACGACAAACTGCATCACGGTACCATACTGTGGAGGCGATAGCGTCCGTATCGCGGACAGGAGCACCCCATTCCACCTTCTCACCCGTAGTACCGTTGTATTTAGGCACCATGGAAGTGACGTGAATTTTGAAGCCGAACATGGAACCGGTAGAGAAGAACGTCTTGAACATCTCCAGGTCTTGAAGCTGCAAGTCGGTAGCATGGTACGGATGCAGTGCCAGGATACGCCCTTCTTTTGGAACCAGCATCATGTCGAGCTGGGTGGAGAGCGCCAGAACCTTTTCATAGGTCATGGCCACATAACCGGTACCCTGTTTGCTGGCATTGCCGTCGTTGATTTTTATAACCGGGGTAGTTTCACTATCCTTCTTGGGCGCCCAGTTGTAGATGGCCAGCTCGGAAAACTGCATCTGCAGTGACTTCTGGTGTCCGGCGGCCACGCTTCTACGTTTTTCGGCGGATTCTTCGATTTCGATGGCGTTGATATGTACGGTGTTTTCCGTATCGAAACGTTTCATCGGAATCTTGTAGGGTTTGTCACCACGGGCGACTACCGGTATCGGATATACCTCATTGTCGATGAATACTCTGGGGTCGATACCCGCTTCCTGCAGGTTCAGGTACTCGTTATCGGTCCACATGCTGAAATCACGCGAGTCGGAAACGAACGAGGTTTCCGGATAGAACTTCTCGATAATCTCGGGAATCCAGATTTCCTTGTTAAGGCCCTCCGCCAGGCAGCCGGTAAGTTGCAACGGAACCAGCGAAAGCCCCATCTGGATGCCGAACATCAGGTTGTGGTCGATGCCGATACTCTGGGCAAACAAGCCTGAAGTGGCGAAATTGAACAGCAACGCTGTGAGCAGTGAAAAGATGAATTTTGTCTTCATTGTCTTTTTATCTTTATGTTTATAAAATGATTATTCCGGGTATTTACCGTAGGCTTCACGGAACTTCTCCCGGTAGAGGTCCCTGTCCTTTTTAAGTTCCTTGAGCATATCCTTCTCCAGGATCTCCTTGAAAGACATGTCTGCCAGCTGCACGTTTCCTCCGGCCTTTCCCCCAGTCTGTACCTGGGAACTGACGGACTGACGTACGGAAATGGAACTGAGGCGTACTTCGGCCTTTGCAAAATCAACGGCAAAGTCCTCCAGCCAACTGTCACGTCCTTTGGCGTCAATGCGCCCGTCTTTCACTGCCGCGTCCACCAGTGCGACGGCTTTCTGTTTATTGGCTTCCTTCTCCTTCGTCTCAAAGGCTGTCACACGTTCCTGCAGTGTCTGTTTTTCGCTCTTGAGCGTGGCGTTCTCGACCTGCAGGTTGTCACGCAGGGTAATCAAGTCCTGTACGGCTTCCCGGACAGCCTGGTCGGATGCGGAATCCGACAGTTTCAACATCTGTGTCAAATAACTCATATTGTTCTCTCTTTTATGGTTAATACTGAATTCCTTATCCATCAGCCTGACAAGCGCCTGCCTGTCAGACAAGTCTATACGTTTGTTTGTCGCGCGGTCATACATGGCAAGGGCATTGTGGTTGGAACCTATGGGGCAGACAGACACCTCCCGCATGGTCCACCTTGTGGCGGTGGGTCCCGTCTGTCCCGGAAGTTTCAATGCGGGATCATCGCTGATCTCTTCAGGCGGCCAGGTGCCGATACTGGCCATGCGCAGGAAGTCGCGCTCCACCTTGCCGGCTATCGTACGTCCTTTTTCGTCTTCCTCGTCGAATACAACGTCCACCAGAATCCTGCCGTCCTCCACACGCACGTTCTCACCGCGCCCTATCGGGGTTTCCCAGTCATTATGGTTATAGAGTACCACGGGATTCTTTTTGAATTCTTCCAGGTTGGCCCCCGAAGTCAGCATGCGGAAACCGTAAGTGTTTACGGATTCGTCATGTACACAGAATGTATATGCTTTGCCCATTGCTTTTCTCATTTTGTTTGCTGCAAAATTCAGGGATAAAAAGAAGGTGTGCAAATCGCCCTGTAACAGTTTCCTACCGAGTGGAAACTGTTTACCTGTAGACGGAAACTGTTGCAGGCGGATTATTTTAATCGGTATGCGCTGCCTAACTTTGTACTGTAATAATCAAGAGAATAAATATGTCCAAGACACTAACGAATCAACAGAAAAAGGACTGGGCGAAGATGCTCTACATGCAGGGAGAACTGCAAAGCAGGCAGATAGCCGAAAAGGTGGGTGTCAGCCCTGTCACCATGAGTAAGTGGAGCAAGGAGGGTAACTGGGAAATGCTGCGGGCGGCCGTCACCACCACGCGGGAGGAACAGATACGCAATCTCTACATGCAGATAGCGGAAATGAACAAGGCCATAGCCGAGCGTGGTGACAAGTATGCCACTTCCGCCGAAGCCGACACCATCAACAAACTCTCCGCCGCCATCGCCAAAATGGAAGGGGACTACGGCATAGCCGATATCATCAGCGTGAGCAAACAGATCCTTTTCTGGCTGCGCAAGCGTGACCCGCAGAAGGCAATCGAACTGAGTTATTATTTTGACGAATTTGTAAAGGAGAAATTAAGGTAACGCCATGGCAAAAAAGAGACTGACAGGAAACAACAGGACACTCTCCGACGACTGGGAAGAAACCCTGAGGCAGATACGTACACAGACCGCCGTAGACTTCACCATGACCGGAGAAGAAAAGGCAAGGAAATTGCGCGAACTGGAAGCGGACCCTGTAGCATGGGCGAAGTTCATGTTTTACAGATATGCCAAATACGAGTTTGCAGGATTCCAGAAGAAAGCCATCAGGCGCATCATCGGGCATTCCGACGGGAACTGGTACGAAGTGCTGAGCTGGGCGCGTGAGCTGGCAAAGTCCACCATCGTGATGTTCATCGTGCTGTACCTGGTCATCGTGAAGAAAAACAAGCGGTGCGTCATCATGACCTCGGCGACCAATGACGGCGCAAGGAAGCTGCTGAACCAGTACCGGGCGCAGTTCGAGGCGAACGAGCGGCTGAAATATTTCTACGGCAACCTCATCGGTGACAAATGGACGGAGGACTATTTCACCCTCAGCACCCGCGTGTCGTTCATGGCGATGGGCTGGGGACAGTCACCGCGCGGAGTCAAAATGGACGAGGTACGCCCGGACGTATTGCTCATGGATGACTACGATACCGACGAGGAATGCCGCAATCCGGAGATAGTGAACAACAAATGGAACTGGTTCGAGCAGGCGCTGTTCTTCACCCGCTCCATCAGCGAGGCGCTGCTTACCGTCTGGACGGGGAACGTCATCGCAAAGGACTGCTGCGTCTCACGTGCAGGTAACAAGGCAAGGGAACTGGCAGCAAGGGAGAAGCCTATCGGAAACTGGGATATCATCAATATACGCATGGTGGATATCAATAATCCCGATCCGCAGGCGGATTACCAGTTCGGAACGTCCGTATGGCCGGAAAAGAACACTGAGGAGACGATAGACGAGGTGCTGGCACAGGTGAGCCTCGCCAGCGGGCAGAAGGAGTGTTTCAATAATCCGGTGGTGGAGGGTTCCTACTTCAAGGAGATACGCTGGGGAGAATGCCCGCCCATAGGCAAGCTCAAATATATTGTCAGTTACGGGGACCCGGCACCGAGCAACACCACCGGCAAGAAGGCGAAGAAGAACTCCTTCAAGGCGAATTTTCTCATGGGGCTATACGAGGGAACGCTGTATGTATATACCGGATATCTGCGGCATGTCACCAACGACGAGTTCGTGAACTGGTATTACTATCAGCGGGACTACGTAAGGGAAAGGACGCAGCAGAGGAACTACATAGAGAATAACAAACTGCAGGATCCGTTCTACCAGCAGGTATTCGTTCCTCTTTTCCTTGCAAAAGGGAAGGAAAAAGGACATTACATCAGTATCTCACCCGACGGGCGTGACAAACCCGACAAATTCGTGCGTATAGAAGGGAACCTGGAACCGTTGAACAGGGCGGGAAGGCTCGTTTTCAACATACGGGAGAAGGACAATCCGGACATGCAGCGGCTGGAGGAACAGTTCAGGCTGTTCGACGACGGACTGCCGGCACCGGCAGACGGACCGGATGCCATTGAAGGGGGATATTACATGTGCCAGCAGCTGAACGCCCACATGGAAGCCGGAAGTTACTGGATAGGAAGACGCCCCCATAACAAAAAAAGAATGTGACAAACCATTAAAAATAAAAATATATGGCTTATTTGGAAGTAGAGGAAATGACAACCCACATCTATGAGGAGGATATGGATACCATCAGCCATGGCGATGATGCGGCGATGATGTCGGCCATAGACGCCGCCATAGAGGAGGTACAGGGATATCTTACCAAGTACGATACAGGAAAGATATTCGCCGCCAGGGGAAAGGAACGCAATCCCATATTGCTGCTCTTTGTAAAGGATATAGCCGCCTGGCACTTCTGTAATATCTGTAACGCCGGAGTGGATATTGAAATGCGCGAAAAGCGCTACGATCGTGCCATTGAATGGCTCAGGAACAATCAGAACAGGCAGAACCCGAACCTGCCGGCAGCACCGGAGCAGCCGGGACGGCAAGAGTGCAGGTGCTGCGGGGAAATAGCATTCGGAAGCAACAGGAAACGTGACAACCACTTTTAAACGGAAACTTTATGACAAACAGGAAAAGGAAAGAACGGCAGGAAAAACCTGTGTCCAGGAAGGCCGTAACACCGGTATACAATCAGATACTGGTGCAGCCCGTGCACAGGGGAATAAACGACATAGGCACATGGAAAAGTGCGCTCAGGGCGGCTGACATGGGGCTGCGCAGCAAACTGTACGACCTGTATGAGGACATACTCATGGACGGGACTGTGACGGATGCCATCGGCAAACGTATAGAGGCGATAACCGACTGCGATATTAACTTTACGGTAAACAGGAAGGAAGTACCACGGATAACGGAACTCATAGATACTGTGGAGTTCGAGAACCAGCTGAAAGAGATCATGTGGAGCCTTTTCTGGGGAATATCCGTAGACGAATATTCTTTCGTGAACGGGTTCGACTTCAACAGCATACCGCGCAAGCACATACGTCCCAAAGAGAAGCTGATACTGCGGCGCCAGTACGATACGGACGGGATCAGTTACAGCGATGACGGTATGATCATACAGTGGGGAGAGGATAATGACCTTGGGCTCTTGCTGAAAGTGGCTCCCTATGTGATATACAAGCGCGGGGGATTCGGGGACTGGGCACAGTTCGTGGAACTCTTCGGGATGCCGCAGCGCATAGGAAAGTACAACAGCATGGACGAACAAAGCAGGAGGCTTCTCATACAGGCATTCGAGGAAGCGGGATCGGCACCGTACATTGTCATCCCGAAAGAGAGTGACGTGGAACAGACGACACTCAGCGGAAGCAGCAACGGGGCGCTCTATAACGATTTCCGCAATGCCTGCAACGAGGAGATACTCATAACCGTACTGGGACAGACCATGACCACCAAAGACGGTGCGTCGCTCTCGCAGAGCAAGGTACATCTGGAAGTGCAGGAGAAGAAACACCGCAGCGACCGGCGTTTTGTCATACGCATGCTGAACAAATACCTTGTACCGCTGCTTGAAAGCAGGGGATATCCGGTACATGGCGGAAAGTTCTCATTCGTGGACAAGAAGGACGAGCTTACCGTAAGTGACCTAAAAACGCTCTCTACGATGATTCCTATTCCCCGCAGTTACGGCTATGAGAAATACGGCATCCCCGAACCGAAGGACGGGGAGGAAGTGTTCATGGGGGCACCAGCCGATACGGGAAATGATGACCGGCCGGCCAAAGCGGTAAAACCACAGGTCAGGAATGGTACACCCGTAGGAACGGTGGAGAATGCCGATGAACGTACGCTTTGGGAAAGGATAAAATCTTTTTTCGTGGCGGCCCCGCATCCGGGCGGGGCTGGCATAATCCGCATGAGTGATACCTCCCCCCTGGATGAAAGGCTCATCGCTGCCGTATGGAACGGTGAACTGGCAGGTTTCAGTCCGGAGCTTTTCCGGTTCTTTGCCGAAGACTTTTTAAAGGCTGTTCGAACGGCATTTGAAGAAGGACCGAGAAATGCCGATGTGGACGTGGCCTACAAGTTGTCGGATGACCTGTTCCGTATGGCGATGGAGCAGAACCTGTTCCATTTCTCCGCTGCCAAGACGCTGGCGGAAATACAGGAACTGAACAGGCTCTTCCGGGAAAGCGGAAACTTTGGTGAGTTTCACCGCAGGGCAAAGGAAACCACCGAAGTGTTTAACAAGACCTGGCAGAGGACGGAATACGAAACGGCGGTGCTCACAGCCGAAGGTATGTCTACCTACCGGAAATTGCGGACCAGGAAAAAGGTATATCCTTTCTGGGAGTACCTGACGGTGAATGACGGCAGGGTACGTGAGGAACACATGAAGCTTCATGGGGTCATCCTGCCCGAAAATGACCCGCGATGGAACAAAATATACCCGCCGAACGGTTGGGCCTGCAGGTGCCTCGTGACCGGACGGATGAAGCACCAGGTAAAGGTCGATCTTGAAGAGATGCGCCGGCGTGTGGACGGCTTCCTGAAAACGGCCGAATGGAAAAAGGCCGAGGCGCAAGGCTGGGGAGTGAACCGTTGTGACTCGGCACAGGTATTCACAGCCGACCAGATGTACATCCGCAAGTTCCCGCAGCAGGCATCGTCCTATCTGAAGGACATGACCGCCGAACGCTGGAACCTGCCCGGGGTACAGGCCATGAAGAGGGACGCTTCAGGAAATATCCCTGTCAGTGGGCGGAGTGAACAGGAGGTATGGGAAACATACGCCGAAGACGGAAGAATCGTACTGACGGATTATGATGGCCGGAAAGTCATTGTCGAGAAAAAACAGTTCGACAGCCATACTGCAGGCAAGGGACGGGACAACCGCATAAGATACTGGGATGCCATGCTGGAAACCCTGCACGCCCCGGACGAGGTGTGGCTCAATGATGAGATAAAGCATGATCTGCTTGATACCTATTGCCTGTTGAAATACTACAGGGATGAGGCACTGGCCGTAAACTACCGGATAGAAGGGGAAAAGCTGGTGCTGAAGACCTGGTATGTCATGCAGACACGCACACCGGGAAACCGGAAAGTAAACCTTAAAAAGGAGATATGGGACAAACGCCGCAGGGGGCTGCTGATAAAAAAGCGTCGGAGCGCATCCTCGCGTCCGTCCGAACCGTAAAGGTGGAACGATGCCGTCGTTCCTCCGCCCGTTCGGATTGGATGGCCGGTGTTGCACTCCTTCTTGGGGCTGATCCTGCCTGGCGCTGTCGATTCTCAGACCTTGCAAATCCCCCTTGCACCCCCGGGGTGTTGGATGCGTGTTGTCTCCCCGTCAGGACAGGACTTCGATGCAAATATAACCATTTTAAAATGTAAAGCAATGGATTTCAGCAAGGAATTGGAACAAAGGGTGAAAGAAGCCATAGAGGCGGTACCCGAAGCGGTGGCTTCCACTGCAAAACGGTACTTCCTGGAACGTTTCTCGGAAAAGGCGTTCGACGGGGAACCATGGAAGCCATGGGGTAAAAGATACAAGCCCGGAAAGGGGACACTGCTTGTACAGAGTGGAGCCCTGCGTAAGAGTATCGACGTTGACGAGATCAACGCCCGCAGGGTGGTCATTACCGCCGGTGGTGACAGGGTGCCTTATGCACGTGCCCATAACGAGGGATTCTCCGGCAGCGTAGTGGTAAGAAGCCATGAACGTGTGTCCAAAAAAGGGAAGCCGTACGTGGTGAAACAGCACACCCGGAAAATGCTGGTACCCCGCCGCCGGTTCATGGGAGAAAGCCATGAATTGGAAACACTCATAAAAAAAGATGTGGAACAACTGTTTAAAAATACAATGGAACGATGAAAAAAGAAATCTTGAAAACAGTAATGGAACGTATTCGTGAAAAAGTGCCGGAACTGCGCTGGGTGGATGCTGACGAAGGGCAGCTGGATTTCCAGGACAGCCGGCCGCCTGTGGCATTCCCGTGCTGCCTGGTGGAACTCAGCTATCCGGGAGCGGAAAACATGTCGGCGGCACATCCCGGAATGCAGCGTGTACAGGTTTCCCTGGAGCTGAAAATCGGCTTTAACGACTGTGCCTCGTTCAATGTGAACAAGCCACTGCAGGTGCAGGAGACGGCTTTCGCAAGGCTCGATATGGTAGAAGCGCTGCATAGGGCGGTACAGGGATTCAAAATGGAGAACTGCGCCAAATCATTCAGAAGAGCGCGGTGCAGACCGCAGAAGAGACCGGACGGGCTCAAAGTCTATGAGGTTGTATATACAGCCGATTTTATAGACAATATATAAGGTTACCATTTCCAGCTGGGAAACATACGGCGGAGCTGGCGGACAGTGGCATGGGTGCTGCAGAGCCATTCGAAGAAGTCGGCGCATTCAAGCCAGGCGTTGTTGATGGTACGCTCGTCGACGAAGAACTCGTTTTCCGCGAGGATGATCATCACGTCGTCAAGACGGCGGCGCATAATCTCGCGCCAGTAGTACAGGCGGGCGGTCATCACACGGTTACGCAGGCGGATACGCTCGCCGCGACTCGCAGCGCTGCGACGCAACGGAGTGCTTGAAAGTTTGCCGCACCGTTCGTTGAAACCGAGCTTGCCGCATGGAAAAAGTTCTAACTGACTGCCCATATCCTGAAAAATGAATTGTAACCCCTGAATACTCTGAAAACCTGATACAAAGATACGTAGTATGACACATATATGCAACAAAGAACGCCATATCAAATATTACGGCGCTTTCTAAGGCGGGAAAATAAAGCAGCCGTTACAAGATTACTTGCAGCGGCTGCACTTCCTTACAGGGCTTAAACGGCACTGTCTCACTCTGTCTGTTGATAATAACCGCAATACCCGTCCTCATGTATATTCAGGTCTATAAAAGGAATCAGGCAGCATTTGGATATATTGTCTAAACTCATGGTACGATAATAATATTTACAGTTACCGCATTGCCTCGCTTCTTCACGATATTCCATACGTTTAAGCAACTCGGTTCGGAGCTCAGGGTCCGTCAATTTGAAATCTTTCTCTCTGTCCATAATTTTTATTTTTTTCTGTTATCTGTAGAATATAAATTTATGTTCTACGTAGACACATTTGTTTTCCCTGCAGTATTTCTCGACAGCTTTACGTGTCTTGAATATCTTCTCTTTGCCGTCCTTGTCCTTGACGGACGTCATACCAAGTTCCTCACTGACTTTCAGAGGAACGAAAAATGTTTCGGTCATAAATCGTTTCATTGCCTTTTGTCTTTATCGTTCATATTATTTGCCGCATAACACCCTAAAACCTTCTTATAGGATATGATACTGACAATACTGTCGCTGTCATGCTCCACAAGGATGGTCCATTGCCCGGTTCTGCCGTCATTGAACACGTCCATCCGGACCGGACGGCTACGGGGATACTTTTCATTCATCATCATTATCCTGTGCTCAATATCGCATTTTAGTGCCAGGAGCGAACTCTCGTCCTCTATCAGGTGGTGCTCAAATTGCTGCACGTATATCTGCAGCTCACGGCCTTTCCTGTTAACGTTTGCGTAGGTTTTGATGTAGTCTATAAAATAACTCATAATTTACTCCTTTCTTTATCTGTCATTTTCTGAAATATATCATCAATCAATCCTTTAATCTCACAGACATAGCTTTCCATGTTCCATCCTTCCAACCGGCACACCAGCAAGTCAAACTCTATTCCCTGGAGCAACTTTACTTTGAAGCTCTCGCGGGCAAAGGCGTTTACCCTTTGACGTACCTCCCGGCTGATCATCGGGCCCTCTTTGGGCTCTTTGCCCTTGGGGACGGATTCTCTTGCGGGAGGGTGGTTGGCTGTCATACTGTCAACGGGAACACCCGAAGCTTTTACAAGGATTCTTATTCCACCGTTTAAAATACTTCTCCCGTTCGTATAGAAATCATATCCGGACAGGGGCGAACCGGTATGTCTGTCAATGGAGAAACCTTCAGAAGGTTCATCGTAAAGCACCCAGCCCATGTACTTATTCATATTCTATTTGGTTTTAAATCAATCGCCTTCCATCCCGTTCACGAATTTCCGGTACTCCAGTTCCGTTTTGGCAAGGTTTATCAGCGTGTTCACACCCTGGAATACCTGCTTTGCCTGGCTGACATGCTCCGGAGAGGATTTGACATTCTCAATCTGCTGGAGTACCGTATCACGGAGCTTTTGGATGATACCGGGGTTCACCGTTGATACTGCATCCAGCCGTTTGTTGGCAAGTACGATGACTTGTGTCGTAACGGGTTTGAACTGTTCCAATTTAGCCGGAAGATTGATGTAATTGAAGACAAGCGTCTTGCCGTTGTTCAGGTAGATTTCCACCTCATCGCCGTCATCACCGGTTCCCTCGCAGTAACCCAGTACGACGACCTCTTCATTCCTGTACAGGTATGGCTTGTTCACCATTCCCTGCAGACGTTCGAGTGTATTCATTATTGATTGTTTATTGGTTGGTTATTGATTGTTCGATTCATTGATAGCCCTTGAAAGGCGCCCCTTCAGATATACGAGTTCCTTTACCTCTTCGGGCAGGTTGTGCAGGCTATTACGCTGCATGAGCTCGGCATTGCTGATACATTCCAGGTTCTCAAGTGTGCAGTTCAGCGTATTGCCGTCGCGGAAAACGATATTGTAGCCTTTCGGAACCGGGCCATGCGCCTGTTGCCATAACAGCACATGCTTTGGTATCCATTTCCCCAAAGAGATACGCACATAAACGTACCGGTGTCCGTTTTTGTCTTTACGGATACTCTCGGCACCGTCATAAAGCGTATTGTCGGGCATGTGCCCTTTTTTAAACATGGTGGCCGAAACTTTAGCATATACCCCGGCATTCATTTTCCTGCCTTTGTTGGCCGGCACGTGCCCCTTTGGAAAACGGTGTGCCGTTCCACTGTCGGCAAGCTGCCTTGACATCTCACTCCGCAGTTTTTTCAAATACTCCGGAGACTTCTTGAGTCCAGACGGTCGGCAAGGTTGTAAACGGAAGCGGCCGATATTCCAAAGAGACGGGCTATTTCTTTTGTTGAGCAGTGAGGGTACAACCGGGTAATTTCAGTTTTCTCGGCCTCTGTGTAGATATGCTTTTTCATGATTGCTATGGTTTTGAAAGTTATTTTACCGTATACAGCCTGCAGCCTGTCTTCTCCTTTGCCCTTAAAAGGAAACTGGCGGCTTCATCGCTGTCGACCACCAGCCTGATGGCGGTAAGGCCCTCTGTCTTGGGCTTTTGCAGAAGAAGTGGGCAGGGCTGGCCGTAGTAGTTCCAGTAGAAGATGAATTCGCCCAGATGGAAGTTGTCTATTTGGACGATATATTTTATCGGGATGCGCGGTGTCATATCTCCTGCTTTTTGCTGAAACAGGCTTTCACCTCCCCGTCCGGAACCCATTCCACTGTAACGATACCTTTTACATGTCCGGTTCCTCCACATTTCGGACAGGGTATCTTTACCCGTTCATGGATAATTTCAGGATTCCAGAACCAGCCGTTACCGTGACAGTAACCACAGGCATACCCTGTATAGTAGCCTATGGTTTCTTTACCGGTACCGAAGTTCGGGGAACTGAGCACCAATATATCTTTCTTCTCACTCATGCTTCGATATAATAGGTTTGGACAATCATGTGGTTACGGAAGATATGTATCACTGTCCTGCCTTCATCCTGCCGTAGTTCGGTTTCCACAAAGCTGCGGCGGATGTCTCCTTTTTCCATTAACGAACGGATTTCAGCGTCGATGAATGATTTCAGGTTACGGAAATCCTGCTCATTTCCCTTCAGTCCGGTGGCATCCAGCTGGCTGACGGCCAGCTGGAGCTTGAGAAGCCAGAGCGGCTTGTCATTGGGGATGCTTGACTTGTAAGTTATCTTTGCCATCATTCTTTCTTAATTTTGTTTTTAGTTTCATAAACAGCATGACTCTATCCCATAATATCAGATAGGCACTCCAATAATCTTGGAAGCTAAAATAGTACCAGCTCATTTGTATATACCATATAGGCAAATAAACAATGAATATGGCTAACCATAAAGGAGATAGTATCCATCTAATTATTAGTCTGAGTTCACTCATTACTTTATTATTTTGAATAAAGGGCGCATCCGAATAAAACTAAAGTGTCAAATTTTAAAATTATTGCAGAAATGGATACGCCCTTTCGTTTTTTATTCTTAATTTTGATATTGTCAAATTTTAAATTCTATTGCCTATGAAATTAACTCAAGAACAGCTTAACAAGCTGTCAAGCAAATTAAAAATTGCTCCATCATGTCCTAACTGTGGATTTAATGGACAAATGAGCTTACAACCAGATGAATACCAGCTAACATCAGTTGAGCATTCGGGAAGTTCCTACAATATAGGAGGTCCAATGTCATTCATGCCATTAGCTGGAGTTTTATGCCCTCAATGTGGGTATGTTAGATTATTCAATCTAAAGATTTTGGGCATTGTCTGATACGGAATTTACTGTTCCATTATCAGAAATTGAAAAAATGGTTGATTCATCAGTTAGCTGATTCTCTACAAGTCTGCACTGATGAATTACCTCTTCAATATCCTCCTTTGTTTTTATTCCGATAGCTTCTATGCTAAATAAATATTCATGCTTCTTTTCTTGTCCTTCAATTATTAAAGCCTGATTCTCTTTCTTAGTTATAAGTCTCATAATATACTACGCTTACCTATACAGCATTAGGTTCAAGTTTTATCAGTTTTGAATTACTGTTTAAATTCCGGTAAAATACCGAGGTATAAGTACTCTTCGTTATAGGAAGTTTCAAGTTTCTCTCTTACAATGTTGCAAGCAACTTGAAAGCCAGCCATATAATCTACTTGAGAAATAGTTCTACCTGAATATTTCTCCGCCATTTCAAATACTTCTTTTTTATTCATTACCATTTTTACTTATGCTAATTGAATCCCATAATTTGCACCTTTTTTCACCCACGTAAAAGAACCTTTAATTCTGCCTTTTACCATTTTCTTAATAATATCTTCAGTGTCACTCATAAATACCTGATACCTTACCTTTTGCTCACGCCACCCTTTATCTTTGTCCTCATAGGGGACAAGAATTAAAACGGCGGAAGAACGTCCACGCTCATAGCCTGCTATGTACAAGTCAGCTTCAAATACATAGTTTTCTCTTTCTTCATTATAGGCATCTCCATCCCATTTACATGGCACGCCATGTAAAAAGTGCATTTTCCAAGTTTGTTTCTTCATTTCTTTATATTCTGTTTCCAGCCATTCAACCGGTAGACCTCACGCCGGGCTTCCTCTTTCGTGAGGAACTGCCCGACTTTGGTCCCAGTGGAACCGGTGGCGTCACGCCGGATACGGTACACCACCCAGTTCCTGCCATGCGGCCGATATTCGTAATACTCCTCAGGCAGATTGCGCATCGTTCTCTTTTTTGGGCTCCACATAGAAAGTCTCTTCCTGTACAACCTGTACGCCGATCTTCGGGAAAAACTCAGCAACTTCCGGGTTATCCCGGTCAGCCAGCAGCTTGTCTTTTGCCAGCTCGTCCGTTGTACGGATATATTGCGGCAACAATTCCTTGCAGATGTTGGTTACTGCTGCCCAGGTAAAACCTTTCAGGTTCTTCAGCTTCGGTGTGCCGGTACGGAAACCGAATACGCCATGAGCACTCTCGAGGCTTTTCCGCTTGGAGAATAGTTCTTCCTTGTTTTCTACGGCGTACGCCTGCATGATGTCAAAGTTCTTTTCCTTCGTGGCAGACAGCTCTGCCAACTGATCCGCATATTTCTCGCGGATACGCGTCATCTCAATATCCATTTTTGAGGTAAGGTTCTGTACTTTGGCGTCGGCCGCTGCAAAGTCTGCGAATGCCTGTTCTGCCTGTTCGCGGGTGATACCGCTGACTACTGTTTTCTTTGTTCTTGCCATAATAAATGTTTTTTTATAGGGTTAATAATGTAATTTCTTTCTTCTGTCCCGGTTCTGCTTGCGCCAGCGCTCCTTAGCGGCTGCCGTCTTGGCCGGAGTGCTGTTTCCCTCCTGTTCCTGTTCCAGATGGGCGAGTCGTATCTGCTCGGCCCTGTACTCGTCAAGCAACCGGTCGAATTCGGCCACCGGAAGGGGAACGGGACTTCCAAGCAGTTTTTCTTCCAGGATATTGATGCGTCCGCGGCATTCGGAAAGCCGGTTCTCCAATTCCCGGTAACGTTCGGTGGTGTTGTAGGCGGCAGGCATGGTTATAATGTATCGCGAAGTTTCCTGATTTTCTTATCCAGTTCCCGGCGGCTGTAATAAGTGAACTTTCCTTTCCTATAACAGTGTACCAGTCCGCGGGAGGCATAGCCCTTGATTGTATTCTTGCCGCATGAGAGGTAACGGCAGGCCTCGTTCTGTTTCATCAGGTCATCCATATCGGCATCCTCGGGCAATGGAAGAGGCGTACAATCACCGGGAGCAGCTTTACGGCGTAAACCTGTCCAATGTTCCAGGCGTTCGATGCGGGCCAGTAAACGGTTGAACTCTTTGCGTGAGAGCATTATCGTATCACCCTCTTCGTCTACTACACCTAATGTTCCGATGGCGGCAAAGTCCGCCGCTGTCATGTTCTGTACATCCGGTATCAGTTCTTCCAGACCGATATGTCCGGCAGAAAACCGGGCGGCATCGCGGGCGGCGAAGAACATCTCTTCGTCACGATTCTCTTCTGCAACTTCCATGACGTATTTCTGGAATACCTGTTGTTCGGTCATGCTGCCCTGCAATACCTCGGCCTGTACAAGACTGAGCCGGTCGGCTTTACGAGTCAATATCGCCACAGCCTGTTTGATTTCATTTTTCGTTCTCATATTGTTTCATTTTTCTGTTTCTTTTCCTCACGCCGCATCCAAGCTTCCAGCTGCTTCTTGGTATCCTGTAACTCCCACAGTTTCATGGCGGTAACATCCTTGCGCGCCTTGCTGTATTTCCTCGCCCACATATTGAGCTTCGCAACGTTCATCCGGTATTCGTCTTCATTGTCACTGGTGAAACCCTGATTGAGCTGCGGTATCATGAAAGAAAGGCGGTAGATGTCGCGGAACACACTTTTCGCTTCCGCCAGTTGCATCGCCCTTGTTTTTTCATCCGGTGGGTTCAGCCTTTCCAACAGCTGCCGCGCCTCGTGCATCGTCAGTTCCCGGCTGCTTACCGTACGTCCGGAAGTGAATTCATAGATGCATCCATGCCTGGCATCGTCATCCATACCGATGCGGTGGAAAGTGGCGTGCAAAGCTTTGAGCTGCTGGACACTGATCTGTTTATCCTTATTCGTTTTCATCATTCAAAATCGGTTTTTCTCCGAAATAAATTTCCGCTTCTTCCGGCCAGATATCATAGTATCCTTTCGGGCCTATGAAACGGCCATGGGAAAAAGCACGTTTGCCTTCTACATAGATTTTCAGTGAGGCGTTGTACAAAACCTTCTTGGCTGTACGCCCGTCCGGATTCTGACCGCTGGCATGACTGATGAAGATAAGCAGCTTGTTTCTGTGCTGTTCTTTGAATTTAAGGAACTGTGGGAAGCTCATGTACGTATATTGGAAACTGTCTATTACAACAAAGTCCGGTGATTTCTGGCGTTTCAGGCGCAGACTGAGCTCGTCCATCGATTCACAGACCAATAAAAAACGGCGGTTTGTCTCCAGCATGTTGCTACGTCGTACGGTATTCTGCATGGTCAGGCTGATACCTTCCTCCAAACTGTTGTAAACTACACGACCATATTTGCACAATTCCTTGCAAAGCTTCATTACAAAAGAGGTTTTCCCGCTGCCTGACTTCCCCCAGACTATCCATACCCCCCGGCTTTCAGGAGTACCGAAAGCGTCGTACCATTCACCTTCGAATGGGAGCGTATCAAATTTCATGGACAGCAGTTCACGTACCCCTTTGGCATTACGCGCAAAGGTCCTGGCATCATTCACCGCTTCACTCATTGTTCCGTACCTCCTTTCATCCGTCTGGCTTCCAATATGCGCTTGCAGGCATGTACGACCCGTTTCACCCGGCGAAGGTCATATTCCCCCTGTTGTGCCTCACGCAGTACACGCTTTATTTCGGTCGGCTCTGTCAGCCCGTTGGCCCGGCAGATGGCATACACATCCTGTTCCGTTGCGGCACTCACATCAAAGAACTTGCGGCCGATACGGCTGTTTATCTCCTTGTAACCTTTCTTGTTATAGCGCAGGCCATTTTCCACCCGGCGCTTAATGTAGTCGGTGGAAAGAAAGATGATCCCCGCTTTATTCTCCAGACGGTTGTATATGCTGATGAAGTAGGAAAATACACTGTCCGTCAGTTTGTCTCCTTCGTCAAAAATGATAAGCGGATTTTGAAGAAAGGCTATCATGGAAATGGCATATTCCAGAATGTCACGCAGGTTGGTCCCGTCCACCGGAGCGCCGACCTGTTTGGCGATTTCCCGAACAAAATCGCTCTTTTTCATATCTTCAGAGCAAAGGATATAGAACACATTGCGGTGTGTGCGGCGGTACTCGATGGCGGCGGTCGTCTTGCCGCAACCTGCATCACCCACTACCCAGGTGGTATTCTTGTAGGCCTGTGCGTCTGACATCGCGAAAGTAATCCGCTGGAAGGCATTGCTTTCTGTCAATGTCCAACGGTCCATACTGAAACCGATCTGTGCGGCTATACGGCTGAACATGTCATCACTGATACTGGTGTACTTCTGATTACATATTTGTGATACGGTTGCGGCACTGACACCGTTCAGGCTTTCACTGGCACGGTTCTGGCTGGGATAGTTACCGCAATATTCCAACAGTGCGTCACGTATGGCGTCTTTGTCTTGTTTACTGAGTTCTTTCATTTTTGAATGGTATTTAATTGATTATTGAATACTGGTTAATTATCGCTGAGGAACGACAGGTACATTTCAGCTTCAGTCATGCCGGAAACCTGCTTGGTGTATTCACCCGGGGAGGCGATGCCCGCAGGTTCTTCCTCTGGTTCGGCTTCATAAGTTCCCGGTCCGACACCTTCAGGATAGGCAACCGGGGCTTTCAGCTCCTCGTTGGCGTACTGTTCACGCTGCCGCTCCATGCTCTTCTGTGATTCACCCACCGGAAGGGGCATCACAAGCTTGGTGTAGGCTTCTCCTATGCTCTCCTCAAGCAACAGTTCCTCGCAGGCGATATAGTGCCCGGCAAGAGCACGCTTTTGGGCGCGTATCTGGGCGTAGAGCCGTTCGCTCTCCTCCGTACTGCGTTCTGCGGTAGCACGATGAAAGACGACTTTCGGGGTGGCAGTAGCGGCATACTTCAGCCTGTCGCCCGCACAGACTTCCCACAGTTCTACGGAGGTCATGTCCATGGGATCGTACTTGTAGCGGAAACTGACACCCACATTCTGCATGTGGAAACCCATATCTACCTGTCCGGATTCATCATAGACCATGTAACGGTACTCCTTGTTGTTACGGCTGAATACGAATCCCTGCTTGCCGTACTTCACGCTGTCCTTGCTGAGGAGCTTGAAGAGTTCCTGCACCTCGTATTCGTCCAGCTGTTCGGCTTTCGGGCTGTTGAGGGCCGTGTACATTTCCATACGGGTCATCCCCGTCTCACTAGTGGGATGCGGCATACTGTTCCATTCAAGACGGCATTTCAGATATTGCTCTTTCATCTCTTCCAGAGTAGGGAGTTGCGAGATGTTTTTCATTATCAGGTCGATGTTGACATGACTGCTCTCTTTGGTGGCGGTCACGTTTTGGCCGGTATAGTTGTAGAGCTTGTGCATCACCTGCTGCTGGAAACGTCCGAAAGCGCTTTCGATGGTCTTACTCTGGCCGTTGTGAGGCATGGTGGTCTTGTGCAGGTGGCATATTTTCTTGAAAAAGGCCTGTGCTTCCGGCTTCTTGTGCCCGCCCTGGTTATCGGTGACTATCTCATAAGGTTTGACCTTCCACGTTTCCAGCGCCATACGGTAGGCCTCATATTGTGTGAGGAAGTTCTCCGCACCGAAGGAGTAGCCCAGGAACATTTCCGAGCAGGCATCCATCACCTCGTACACATCAATGGTGCGTGCCACCATGCGTTTATTTTTCTTGTCGTAGTCCTTGTAATAGAGGTTCAGTTTCGTACCGTCACCGTACCATAATGTGTTGGGCATCTGCGGAAGTTTTGTGTCAAATTGCGGCATGAACTCGTTCTTGAAGGCGATTTCACCATGCACCACACCATACCACCACAGTTTGATGCCGGTCTTGTAGAGGTAGTTGATGACTGTCTGGGGGGATTCTACCGGTTTCAGCCTGTCTTCCTCACAGATGACACGCGCATTACGTTCCGCCACAATACGGTTGAACTCGTCGAATATCTCCATGTCGGTATATACCGGAAACTTGCTCCGCTTCAACCGCAGCAGGATACGTCCCTCTCGGGGGCCGATCTTGCGGGCGCTTTGGTTGCCGGTAGTACCGCTTACCAGCGCCACGTAACCCCGCTTCTTGTAGTCCCTGAACTTTTCTATCAGGCGGGATTCGCTTTTCGGTAGCGTATGGTTGAAAGACTTGCGAAGCTCCTCGCATAAGGAAATGACGGTATTGCGTACAAGGCTTTTGTGCGTATAGCCGTATTCGCTGTGTTTATTCTGCAGCCCCGTTTCCTGTACTATCATGGCATTCATCACTTTGGCGTTGAGTACATATTCCTTCTGACGATCTATGGAAATCTTGGGAGTATAGGTCTTGTAGAATTCCACAGCCTTGTCATCACTTTTCAGGCGGATATTCATAGGGTTGATTTGTCCTTTTTTGAGTTGTTTTTTTATATCAGGCAGTTTTTTTTCTACAACAGAGCGAAGTGCATCCGAAAGGGTCTCATAAGCCACAAGCACCTTACGTCCGTTACCACCTTTCTGTAAAACCTGAAACTTACGTTCACGAACATGTTTATCAAAATTAGATTTGCTCATAATACCACTACGAACAAGTTCATCAAACGTTATACATAATGTCTTTCCAAACATTTCCATAATCAGAAACTTTTCTCTTTTATTTGTGCAAGCCCCGGCATCGAACCGGGGAGCCGGCCGCTTCCGCATGATAAGGGAAACTCCGGCTTGCTGAACAAACCGTTCCTAAACAGTTGCGGTATCCGTCTTATCCGGCATAAGTGATATTGCTATGATGGCCGATAATGCGATAATTACAAACGCATTGCGGCTGTCCGCATCTGTTGCGTTCACATTTGTTCCCAACCACAGACCGTAGGACATGCCTACAGCTACGGCAATCTTTTGAATTGTTCTCCAGGTTTTCATAATTATAAAGTTATCGAATCGTCTGTTATTACTGATTTCACATTTCCATGAGAGTCCAGTATCTTTACTGGGGAAACAGTCACATTCTCGTCACTCAATAGCCGTCCTCCAAGTTCATGTATAGCTACATGCCGCATCCGCGCCGCTTCAAGGCTGTTCCGTTTGAAGCTCATGGCAAGGCTTACACTCGGTTTAGTGGTCTTGAATACTTTTACCAGATATTCATAAGCGGCAGTTTTCTTTCGGGAATCTTCCCAGTCAATCTTCTTCATATATTTTTATGCTTTAATGTTTGTCAGTTTATCTACAAGCGTCAGGCGCAGTTCCTTGTCCTCTATCCGTGCCACATCGGCAAGTATATCCACCAGCCGTTCCTTTGTCAGGCGGTTATGGTTGCGTTTCACCGGTTCCGGGAAGAGGGAGAGCTGCTGTACCTGTGATTGCACCCGGTATGCTTCATCAATCTTGTTTACTACTAAGTCCTCTGCCCAGTCACGAAACATTTTCGCCCGTTCAGACTTGATGAAGAAGCCGAGACGGACAATACCGCGCTTAGTCCAAAGAATTTGCTTATTTTGAAGATAACCGCCTGATTTACACCCTGCGTTGGAAATTCCAACGCTCGTAATGAAGTGTTTCCCCTCTATTAATTCATCACGATGGTCGTGCTTCTGAGAACGTAAAGAGGAGGGATTAATTCCAAATCCTTTTGCTGCTTCATTTGTTGTTATCAAGAATTCAAACTTGTCATCCGGAAATATCTCAACCGATAAGTTCTCCGAAACGTGTTCTAAAACCTTTTCCATACTTATTATTATTTAAAGTATAATGATTATCTTTATCCGCTGTAAACGATTATTAGTGTTGCAAATCACTAATTACGCTGCAAATATATACGCAATATGCGTTTAAAACAAGTTTTTCAATAGAAATATACGCAATATGAGTGAAAAAATTAATAAAGCAGGGGTTTTAGACCGAATAAAGTCCTATTATGGACTAAAAAACAATGCAAAACTTGCATCTTTTTTGGGAGTTGCTCCTACAACTATCTCAAGTTGGTACGCAAGAGATAGTTTTGACTTAGATATAATATACTCAAAATGCGTTGATATTTCTTTTGATTGGCTTCTTACTGGTGAAGGTGCTATGCTCCGTACTAATGATGTGTCAACTCCAGAACCACTCCCCCGTATCAACCAAGAATATAAAGGTGCTCCTTATTATAATGTAGATTTCATAGGTGGTTTTGAGTTTGTTTCCAATGACCAGACGCAACTGCCGGACTATTATATAAACTATCCTCCATATAACAAGCCGGGAGTAATGTGGTGTAACCTTACCGGACATTCCATGGAACCAGAGATAAGCAATGGAGACGTAATAGCACTGAAAGAGGTTAAATCTCCCATAGAATACCTTCCTGCCGGAGAAATATATGGTATAATTACAGATGATTACCGTACGGTAAAACGTATTCGTCCGGGTGTTCAAAAAGGATTTGTACGTCTTATTCCGGCAAATAAGTCTCCTGAATTCTGTGAACAAGAAATTCCAGTCGAGATGATTCGACGGATATTTGCTGTTTTAGGTAGTATCCGCAAGTTCTTTTAAATAACGGTAAAATGAATAGGAGGAAATCAATAAGGATATATTAAACAAGCAGCAAATATGTACGAGATAGACGAAAACGGGGAATTAGTATTTAAACGTAAAGTTGTAATGACCATGACCGAAGAACGGGCTGCACTATTAGATAAAATATTATTGGCGGCTACAGAGAGTAATCAAACTGTAATACTCCATGCTACAAGCCCAAATGATAAAACTGAATATATATCTGCTGGACGTGATTTGGAAAAACTTGAATTAGGGAAATTGTTATCATCTCAAGATGGAGTCTTTTTTATTTTACCTGAAGGAATCTCTTTTATAAGAAAACATACATTCACTCAACTATATAAAGAACAGCGACGCAAAAATAGAAATAAGAAAATAGCAAATTGGATAAGTTTACTCGCAGGTATTGCTGGTATTATTGGTACTTGGAAGGCCTGCTCTTAGCTCGTTGACTTTTTTCAATATTTTAGTGTATAGCTCTCGATATCCTGCATCTTCGATGTCACTTATATATCCATCAATAGGTTCATATCCGTTTACTGCACAAAACAGGATTTCGAGTGCATGCTGATACCGTGGAAGTTCCTTGTGTGAATAGAGAACCTCGCGGATGATATTTCTTTTTATAATGGGAATATCTATTTTCATACTAAATAATGCTCCCGGCACAATCACCGGGAGCGTTTCCATCAACAATCAATCAATTACCTTAAAATCTCCGTACGTTTAATTCCCTCAGACGGAGCACTGAATAGTGGGAACGTTCGTCTCTACCTTCAAAAACCATTGTGGCAGCAACAAGACTCGAACTTGTGACAAAAGAACTGCACACATGTATCATCACGTATGCATATCTGCGCTCTACCAACTGAGCTATACTGCCAATTATTTGTGACGCGCACGCGTTTATGATGCTAAAATAGCATTTATTTTATAAATATCTATTATAAATCAAGTACTTATAAAAAAGGCACAACCGTATCACTTACCAAAAGAACTATACTATCCCCCTATAAATGTCTATTTAAACGCCTAAAAACATAACTTAAAAGGAAACATCATATAAAAAACATACCTCAAAAACATAGTAAAAAGTATGCCCAACTTTTTCACAGGTAAATAATTTACACATAAAAGTATGTCCAACTTAGTATGCCCAACAGTATGCCCAACTCACTATTTAACATTTCGACACTCTATTATTTCCTCTTATTATTATTACTGCTTACCTTAATTTTATTGAATAGATACTCGCTTTTTCTAAACACTTTAAACAGTATATTTTTCTACTAAAATAGTTCTATATAATAATTATTTAGAATATATTTGTAGAAAGAAATATCTAAATAATGAATTTATGACTAAGGTAATTCACGTACATCTCATTTTCGAGAAGAAGGACTATTATTTCGGCAGTATCAGCGCCATCTACACCGTTCTAAATGACGCCCAAATAGGTATCAAAAAAAACTCTTTACTTCATGCTGGTCTCACTGACGGTGGCGTTAAAATAACCCGTAGAGCCATTATCAAGCAGTCTCACCTTATTCGTAGCACCCAAGAGTAACCTCACACCAAACCGCACAGAAAAGGGCTGAATTGTGCCTCAAAAAGCATCAATTCAACCCTTCGTGTTACTCTAATATCATTTTTGCTGTTTAGAACTTCATAGAAACTCTATTAAATTAGCCCATAATATAAGCAAATATAACGGAACGTTTTGAGTATATAAACTCTGTATTTTTGCGTCAATTCCCTTATTTATAGGTATTTCAACAACATTCAGCCTATCTTCATTTACGCACAAAGTGATTTATCCCCCGTAATCAATCCTTTTCTTTTATATGAATTCTTTGGAAAACCCTTTCATTATACTATAAATTATGTAATTGTTGGTCTATTGTTGTTCCCCCAAAAACAATAGATATGATAACAATCAAAGCCGAAGTATTAAAAGGCAAACAAAAGAGTGATGGTACGTATAATGTCAAAATCAGAATGACTTATAAGAGAGAAGTCAAAAGACTGCCTACTTCTATCTATGTAAGGAAGGAAGACCTCACCAAGGCATTCAAAATAAAGAATCCCAAGTTTATTAAGGAAGCAAATAATATTGTTAGGCAATATCAAGAATTATGTGCTTCCCTCCCATTGGAAACAGCTAATTACAGCTTAAATGATATAATAGAGTGCATCAAGGTTAAAAATGAAAGAAAGACTACCATAGATTTCATTCAGTTCTCAAAAGAGTGGTTGAAGACTACTCAATTAAAAGGAAAAGCCAACTACCAGACATCTATTAATGCTTTCATCACTTATCTTGGAAAAGAACACTTGAATACAGACCAAATAACTAAAAAGCTATTAAAAGATTTCATGAACTATCTACAATTAAAAAGAGCCCAAAGAATTGAGGAATTAAAGAAACATGGAAAACGAATACCTTCCAACAGAATGCTCTCTTTATATATTGGATGCCTCAGACATCTATACAATGAAATCAAAAAAAGATATAATGACTATGATAGAAATATCATCTTAGTGCCCAATTCACCTTTTGATAACTTAGAAATACCTAAGCAAGAGGCTACAAGAAAGAGAGCCATACCAGCAGAAGCCATCAAAAAGATATGGGAATTACCTTATCAATACAACAACACAGGAAAAGAGAAGAAATGCCCATATAATTTAGCCAAAGATTGCTTCATTATATCTTTCTGCCTGATGGGAATGAACTCAATAGACTTATACAGTTGCTCTACACTGGAAGGAAAAGCAATCACCTACTACAGAAGTAAAACCAAAGACAGAAGGTTAGATAAAGCCAAAATGAAAGTTATAGTTCCCCCTATTCTTCAACCACTAATGGAAAAATACCAAGACCAAACAAAAAATAGAATATTTAATTTCTATCATACTTATTCAACTGCTGGCAACTTCAATAAGGCTATAAATATAGGACTCAAAGAGATTGGAAAACTTTTGAAAATAGATGATTTGGAGTACTATGCAGCAAGACACTCATGGGCTACTTTAGCAGTCAACAAGGTAGGTATTGATAAATATGCTGTTCATGCAGCACTTAATCACATTGATGAAGCCATGAAAGTCACAGATATATACATTGAAAGAGACTTCAAGATTGAGAATGAAGCAAACTTGAAGGTTCTTCAATATGTATTTGGGAGTGAAGAGTTGAAATAGGCTTAAAAGAATCTCTGTAGTTAATTGGATTATGGGGATTCTTTATCTCTGATAATTAGTCGTATAAAAATAAATATCCCAATTTATTTGTTTTTGTCGATAAAAAGACATTACTTTGCAACCCCTTTCTAACAAATAGCTTCATGCTATTCTGTTTAGTGTACTCCGAGAGGTGGCAAAAAGCAATACCTCTGAGTAAAATTCATAAAACTTTCGTGGGAAGAAAAGAAATGTATGCTTGTATGTGGCTGTACAAGTAAGTGATATCTTTTTGTCGAATTTTCTACCTTACTCCTTAAAAGGAGTAGAATAGTTTTTCGACAATATTAGTAATTTAACAACAAAAAAAATGAGAAAAAAAGAATTAGGTCTTTCTACTCATGAGATAGGTAGAAAGACTGTGATAACTGCACCTACTGGAGCAGTATATCTCAGTGAATTTATGGAAACATTGCCAGCAGGAATTTTGAATAAAAAAGAAACTGGTTGTGGAGCAACTACTGTTGTATTGGAAAATGGAGAAAATGTTATTGTTGCTTGTCCTACGAGACAACTGATAATCAATAAAGTAAACCAATATCCCAATACAAGATGTTCCTACAAATTATTTGCTGTGCAAAAAGGTATCGGGCAAAATCATATTGAGGACTATATCAAAGAGTGTCAAGGCAAACAGCCTATCAAGATAATGGTTACTTATGATTCTTTTCCAAGAGTATATGCTGTAATGAAGCTGCAATCAATTGAATGCAAAATAGTTGTGGATGAGTACCAAGAAATTTTAGATGCTTATATTTACAGAAATGCTGCAATAAGGAGTTTATTGAATGTACTGAAAGGTGTTCCAAATGTAACCTATCTTTCTGCAACCCCAATTCCATATCAATGGAGACCATCAGAACTTGAAGGATTGCCTGAATATGAGATAGAATGGGAAAATTCAGTCAGGATAATGCCCTTTAGAATAAAATCAAATCATCCATTAGCTATAGTTGCCAACATTATCAGAAATCATAAACTGGGACATCCTTTTGAATTAAAAGGCAATAAAGTTGAAGAATATTTCTTTTTTGTAAACTCGGTATCTGCAATTAGGGGTATCATAAAATCAGCCAAATTATCTCCCAATGAAGTGAAAATTATATGTGCCAAGGATGAAATCAATAAAAAGAAATTAGAGGGTTTTACTATTGGGGAGGCAAGTGGTACGAATAAAACTTTTACTTTCTGCACGAAAACAGCTTTTTATGGAGCAGATTTTTATTCAAAAGCAGGATTAGTGGTTATTACAAGCGAAGGATATGCAAAAAGCTCCCTTTTAGATATATCAACAGATATAGTACAAATATAGCTGGAAGAATCAGAACTAAAGAAAATCCTTTTAGAAATGTCATCCTTCATATATATAACACAGGAATTATGTGCGAAAGCAGAAAAGAGTACGAAGAAAAATTGAATGAGAGATTAGTTAGTGCTGAAAAGACAATTGAGGCATATCACAATCTTAGAGATGATTTGAAAACTGTTATAGTAGAAAAAATAAGGCTTGATGACCCAGAAGAATTTGCTTGTTATAATGCAGAAGAAAAAAAAGTTGAGATAGATAAAATGAAAATTGCCCATGCACAGTACAAATTTGAAACTATTGATAATATTTATTCAAACGGAATTTCATTAAGAGAAGCATATTTGAAAGCAGGATATGATGTTGAAGATGAAAATTCTTGGGAACAAAACATACATAATAATATTTGTTTTGGAATGGGTGAAAGTGCATTTGAGATACTTTATAAAATGTATTCCGTAGAAAGAAAAGAACATCCAGTTGCAATGTCAGATTTAGCAAAAGATATTGCAATGCAAAATGATATTATCCCTTTGGCATATAATATATTAGGTGATGAAATAGTGGCAGAGTTGAAGTATGATGAACTTGAAATCAGGAATATGATACACTTTAAATCACCTGAAACTCAGGCTGCATTACAAGAGGAGTTGAGGATTACATTTAAAGAAGGCGGTAGATACTCTCTGAAAGAAATAAAATATCAGCTTGGATTATGTTTCCAAAAATTGAGAATAGATATTACAGCAAAAGC